TGCGTATCATGCAGGACTTCGTCGCGGAGTTCACCGATGACCCTGACCGCGACTACACGATCACAGGCGCGGTGAGTGCTACGCGCTTCGTGGAGGCACGCGATGACAAGGTCGCAGGGTGGCAGGCCACGGTCGTGTTTGAGTTGCCATTCAGCCGCAACGTCTGCCAAATACCGACGCGTTAAAAACACGATTACAGAATTGCATAGAATTAGGCAAAACGATATTTACACTTAAAGAATAAGACAATGAATTTAGGACAACAACTTGATGCGCTGCTGGGGCGCGGTGTCGTAATGGAGTGTGTGACAGGAGCGGTGAGCGGAAAGACGTATGACGCGCTGATCGTGAACGCGTCGTGCAGCTTCACGACTTTGACTGGTGAAGGTGGCACAAACCTATTGACGACGCTGGGACTTTCAGGTGTTACGGTGATGACAGGCATGATTATTTGCGGAAATGGAGGGCAGCGAATTACAGCGGTGACACCATCGGGAGGCAACGTCTTTGCCTACACCTTTCAATCTGTAACAGTTGTAAGCGCTGTCTAATGGCGTTAGGGTTGGGTTATGGCTTGCCGTTTTCGGTGAAGCGGCCAGTTCAAGGTTTTTCCGAGGACGTGGCTTTGTCGGTCAATAATGCATTGGCGGATGCGGCGCAGCGCGAAGAGGCTGGGAACTGCTTGGCGGCGCGTGCTATTGACATCATGCAAACCGTGCAGACGCAACCTTCATTGCTGATTGTGCCTCAACTGTACAAGGCTGGCGTGCTGTACGACCAACTGCCGACAACACGCACGAACTTTATACCCAACAACTCGATGGCAGGGGCGACAGGTAGCGTGCTGCCGACTACATGGGCATCGGGTTCAATACCTGCTGGCTTCACCTTTTCGGTGGGTGCAAGTGGTCAGGCTACGGCCAATGATGGCACGGTTGTCAATTATGTAGATGTAAGCGTTAGCGGCACTGCCACTGCCAGCGGTACGTTCAACCTGTTTTTTTCTGCGGCAACAGGCGCAGTGACTGCAACTACTGGCCAAACTTTTACCTTATCAGCCTACGCAACGTGCATCAGTGGTGACATCACAACGCCTGCAATGGTCTTGCAGGTTCAGGAGGTGAGCGGCTCGACTTTTCAGGCCGGAACATCTACCAATATAGCTTTAGCGAGCGGTGCAGCATTGCAGCGAGTTTCAGCGGTTAGAACGTTCAATCAAAGTGGCGTGACTGCAGCGAGAGGGCGCATTGGCCACCCGATTGTCAGTGGTACGACGTACAACTACACAATTCGCATCGGCTCACCGCAGTTGGAGAGATTGAGCGTGCCTACGCCTATGATTGCTACCTCGACAGGAGCAGTCACTCGGCTTAATGAATCGACCGATGTAGTAGGGCTTCCTCCTGAATTTAGCGTCAGCCGCAACACGACGGCAACGCGCGTGAATAGCAGCGGATTGATTGAAAGCGTCGCATCGGGAGTGCCTCGTATTGACTGGCTTGGGCAATCGTGCCCTGGGTTGTTGGTGGAGGCGAGTGGGCAGAATCAAGCCTTGTGGAGTCGCGACCTATCGGTGAGTGGCACGTGGGCGGCAAGTGGAATTACAGCAGTGCGTAACGCCGTTGGCGCTGATGGTGCTGCATCAGGAGCAACGACGCTTACATCCACGGCGGCAAGTGCGACGATAACTCAAAACATATCGCACGCCTCGCAGTCGCGTATTTTCTCGGCGTATATGCGTAGAGTTTCAGGGACTGGTCAAATTCAGCTAACCACAAACGGCGGCACAAATTGGCAGACCGTAACGTTGACAAGTGCGTTTGCTCCGTTTAATAGTGGCGCGCAAACCGTGGCATCGGGGCAGGTAGGAATACGGATGATTGCAAGTGGTGATGTTATCGAAGTGGACTTCACGCAGGCAGAAATTGGCCCTGTCGCTACATCGCCAATCACCACAACGTCAGGAGCAGTAAGCCGTGCCGCTGATGTCATCAGCGCATCGGGGGCGCTTGTGAGTTCGCTGATAGGGCAGACGGAGGGGACGATTTATGCGGAGTTTGAGATACGAAGCGATTCAACAACAAGAAGGCTTTTTGGTCTAAGTGACGGCACTCAATTAAATAGAGTTTTTTTATATTACACAAGTAACGCATTAAGAGCGCAAATTCAAAGTACAGATATTTCCTTAGGCAATCCTGCTGCTGGTTATCATAAAGTAGCCTTTGCGTATCAGCAAAGCGGTGTTAGCGGTACTTTATTCGCAAGTTTAGATGGAGGCGCAGTAGTTTCAGGGACGGCAGGAACTTTTCCTTCGGCATTAAAAGAAGTTTTTTTTGGAAAAAGAGAAGATTCTGCAGACACACAACAATGGAACGCTCGCATCCGCGCCGCTGCCCTCTACACCACCCGCCTCACCGATGCCCAACTCGCCGAATTAACCCGACTATAAATGGCTACCTTTAGAAAATACGCCTTCCCCAACGAGGCGACATTCACCGCGCTACCAGTGCCGCAAGGCTTCGCAGTGCCGCTGGGTGAAATAGAGGGAACTTACTGCGTAGACATCCTTTGGGATACAGAGCCAAATGCCGACTACCTGCCCTATGAGTGCTGGCCTCCGCCTGTCGGCGTGCATACCTTCCTCGGATGGGATGACCAGTACGGCAAGGACTACACCGAGCGCGACGACTTGAACAACACACTAAACGAAGATTAACAATGATCGACTTCCTCAAATCAATAGGCATCAACCTCGGCCTGACCATCGCTGGCTTCTTCGGCGCACTACTGCTGGCTCCTAAGATGAAGAATTGGAAAATGCAGCTGATCGCCGTGCTTAGCGGTACGTTATCCGCAACCTACATCGCGCCTGTTATCATCGGCATCCTGAACATTAAAGCGCCGAACATCGAGTACGGCCTCGCCTTCATCGTCGGCTTTTCAGGCGTCAAGATCACGGAGGTACTGGAAGTGCGCATCATGAAGCTGCTGAAGTCAACACCAAACCAATAGTATGAATATAACCCGACACGCAGCGAATGTTCACACCTTCGACTGCGAAGGGAGGGAGGCGGAGTTTCTGCTGGTGAGCGACCTGCACTGGGACAACCCGAAGTGTGATCGCGACCTGCTAAAGAGCCACCTCGACGAAGCCGTGCGCAGAGGCGCAAAGATCATCATGAACGGTGACACCTTCTGCCTGATGCAGGGGCGCGGAGATCCACGCAGGGGCAAGGATGAGATACGACCGGAACACAACCAGGGCAACTACCTGCAAGCTGTCGTAAACGACGCGGTGCAGTGGTTCAAGCCATACGCCAAACACATCGCGCTGATTGGCTATGGCAACCACGAAACAAGCGTGATCCGCCATGTCGAGTTCGACGCCTTGCAGATGTTCGTCACGCTGCTAAACCACGAGTGCGGCACTGACGTTCAGCTTGGCGGCTACGGCGGCGCAATCCTGTTCGGTTTCACGCATAGTCCTAAAGCGAACCACCGGACGCGCTTTGCAATGCATTACTACCACGGATCAGGCGGAGGTGGCCCAGTGACCAAGGGCATCATCCAGGATCAGCGGATTATGGCGATGGTAGAAGGTTATGACTGTACTTGGCAGGGTCACGTTCACGAGCTGTACCACCACATCAACGTCATCACGTACCTGAACCGCAACGACTACATAATTAAACAACGGCCTCTGCACCAGATCAGGACTGCGACCTATAAGGAAGAATACGATGGCGGCGTTGGAGGCTTTCACGTTGAGCGATGCAGGCCGCCGAAGCCGCTCGGTGGATACTGGATGAAGCTTAAGCTGATGCATCTTAACACCAAGAAGATAGACACCCGCGTCATTGATGCGACGTTTACGACGACAAGCACCCGATAGGGTGTAAAGTGGTAGGAGGTGCATTGATTCGTACCTGATGGGGTGCAAAATGAAGGCGAATGATATTTAATTTTGTGACCTAATCAGGCATTATGCGAAACATCAAATACCTCGTAGTCCACTGCACCGCAACACCGCACTCAACGACGATCGATTCGATTCAGAACTACTGGCGGACAAACCTGAAGTGGAAGTCACCAGGATACCACAAGGTCATCAAACCCAACGGAGAGGTCATCACGCTCGCACCCGATGACACCGTGTGCAACGGCGTGGCCGGTTACAATTCGGTGAGCCTCCATATCAGCTACATCGGCGGGGTTGACAGCCGAGGCAACCCAGTTGACAATCGCACGCAGGGGCAAAAAGACGCACTCTCACAGGCGCTGCATGAGTGGCGATCTAAGTACCCATCCGCCAAAATCCTCGGCCATCGTGACTTCCCAAAAGTAGCCAAAGCCTGCCCATCCTTCAATGCGACACAGGAGTACGCTCATATTTAGCCTACTGCTTTTTGGCTGCTGCCGGAAACCTGCGGAGGTGATCCGCACGAGCGCCGTCGTTCACACTGACCGGCAAGTCGTGACCGCTGGCAGCTTGACGGAGTTGACGCTTCCTGACCTGTGCGACAGTGCCGGGTTGATACGCCGCTTCACTTTGCGCGACAGTGCTAAAACAAGCGTTCTAAGCGTCGCAAATTCAGGCAGTGGCATTGTCATCCGTCTGCGCAGAGATACTGTCATAGAACGCTTAATAATGCGCGATAC